AATTATATTCAAGTTCCAGATTCAGTTATTGGAATAGAAAAAATATTTAGATTTGATACTAGTTCAATTTCTGGAGGAATGTTCAGTATTAAATATCAGTTATTTTTAAATGATTTATATTATTTTAATTCAGTTGAACTTTTACAGTATTCAATGGTTAAGAGTTATTTGGAAGATATTGATTTCTTACTCACAACAGATAAACAAATTAGATTTAATAAAAGACAAGATAGATTATATTTGGATATTGATTGGGGAGCACAATCTGTTGGAAATTTTATAGTTTTAGACTGTTATAGGGCACTTGATCCAGAATCATTTTCACAGATTTATAATGACAGTTTTCTTAAGAGATATTTAACGGCNATTATCAAAAGACAGTGGGGGCANAATTTGATTAAATTCAGAGGAGTTAAACTTCCNGGAGGAATTGAATTAAATGGTNGAGAACTCTATGAGGATGCTCAAAGAGAACTTGACGAAATTCAAAAAAGAATGGCAATGGACTATGAACTTCCTCCATATGATTTTATTGGATAATGGCACTCAATCCTTTCTTTTTACACGGAACTTCATCTGAACAAAGATTAGTTCAAGATCTTATAAATGAACAATTGAGAATGTATGGTGTCGAAGTTGTTTATATCCCAAGAAAGTTTGTAAATAAAAAAACAATCATTGAAGAAGTCACTTCCTCAAGGTTTGATGATAATTTTGCAATTGAGGCATATCTGAATAATTATGATGGATATAGTGGTCAGGGCGATATTCTTACAAAATTTGGAGTAAGTCTAAAGGATGAATTATTAGTTACAATTTCTAAAGAAAGATTTGAAGATTTTATTTCACCATTTTTAGAAGTATTAGATGATGGAACAGAAGAAAGTGATATTATACTTTCAACTAGGCCAAGAGAAGGAGATTTAGTATATTTTCCATTGGGAGAAAGACTTTTTGAGGTTAAATTTGTAGAGCACGAAAATCCATTTTATCAGTTGGGAAGAAATTATATTTATGAATTAAAGTGTGAATTGTTTGAATACGAGGATGAAATTATTTCTACATCTATTGAAGAAATTGATACACAAGTCAAAGAAGAAGGATATATTACAACATTAAATTTAATTGGTACTGGTGTAACCGCATCAGCGGTATCATCAATTTTAGGTTCTGTACCTTCAGGATATGTAAAGGAAATTTTTATAAACAATGATGGTAGTGGTTATACATCAACTCCTGTTGTTGCCATAAGTAGTTCTCCAACAGGAAGTGGTGATAGAGCAACAGCAGTGGCAATAACCACAGTTAGAGGAGGTATTCGTTCTGTTGAAAGAATATATTTGACAAATGCGGGTGCGGGATATGTAAATCCTCCAATCATAACCATTTCTGGTGGTGGTGGAGTTGGTGCTGCTGCAACTTGTTCTATTGAAACCACATATAAAGGTGTGGTTAAATTTATAATTACAGATGGTGGAATTGGATACGGAACAGCACCAATTGTTACAGTCTCTGCTCCAGGAGAACTTATAATCAGTGGGATAGGTCAAACTGCGGTTGGTATTGCATCAATTGGATATATTGATTCAAATGTAAGTCCTTCTGTAAAATCGATTTATGTTTCCAATCCAGGATTTGGATATACCACAACTCCAACTGTTACGATTGCCAGTCCAGAAACAATCACCGGATTTGGAACATATTTGTTTAATGAAATTGTAATTGGATCTAGATCAAAAACAAGAGCCAGAGTTAAGAATTGGGACAAGGATGNAAATATTCTTAAAATTTCAAATGTTGGAATTGGTGTNACACAACTTGGATTTTTTCCAGGAGAAACAATTACAGGAACAGAATCGGGAGCACTATATACAGTCGAAACCTTTGATAAAAACGATACATATAATAAATATAATCAAAATGATGAGATTGAGGAGGAAGCAGATATCATTTTAGATTTTTCAGAATCAAATCCATTTGGAAATTACTGATGTTAGGAAATTACTATTATCACGAGATCATAAGAAAGACTATTATTTCTTTTGGAACTTTATTCAACCAAATTCATATTCGTCATTCTGACAAAAATGAAAATAATATTGGTGAAATTAGAGTTCCAATTTCATATGGTCCAAAACAAAAGTTTTTAGCAAGAATTCAACAACAACCAGAATTGAATAAGGCAACTCAAATTTCATTACCAAGAATGTCATTTGAGATGAACTCTATTACATATGATCCAACTCGAAAATCAAGCATAGTTCAAACTTTTAAGACTTGTGATGATGGGAATAATATTAAGAAAGTTTTTATGCCTGTTCCATATAATATTGGATTTCAACTTAATATTTTATGTAAATTAAATGATGATGCACTACAAATTATAGAACAAATTTTACCTTATTTTCAACCAGCATTTAATGTAACGGTTGATTTAGTTGAATCTATTGGAGAAAAAAGAGATATTCCAATGATTTTAGAAAATATTTCATTTCAGGATGATTATGAGGGAGATTTCTCAACAAGAAGAGCACTAATTTATACTCTTACTTTCACAGCAAAAACATATCTATTCGGTCCTATTGCAGACAGCACCGATGGTCTTATCAGAAAGGTTCAGGTCGATTNNTATACAGGAACAGATACATCAATTGCNAAACGAGAAATGAGATATACAGTAACTCCAGATCCATATGATGCAGATCCTGATGATGATTTTGGATTTAATGAAACATTGGAAATTTTTTCTGATAGTAAAACATATAGTCCGACTCAACAAAAAGATATTTAATATAAGATGAAAACTAATTATGAAGATTTAGATAGTGCATTAAATATCGAAAGTAGTATTGTAGAGGTTGAAAAAGATGTTACATCAATTGATACTGTTCCTTCCCAACCGGATGATATAAAAAAAGATTATGAATATACGAGAGCAAATTTATATTCACTCATTGAAAAGGGTCAAGAGGCAATTAATGGAATTATGGATCTTGCAAGTGAAGGAGGTAGTCCAAGAGCCTATGAGGTTGCTGGACAATTAATTAAAAGTGTTGCAGACACAACTGATAAACTGATTGATTTACAGAAAAAAATTAAAGATGTTCAGGAAAATAATACTAAGATTTCCAATAATGTTACTAATAATGCCGTGTTTGTTGGTTCAACCTCTGAATTATCAAAAATACTNAAAGCAAGGTTTTCTAAATAATAAAGAATAAAACATATTTTATAAATGGGTTCTCTTCATAAATGGTTTAAGGGATCAAAATCAGTTGATGGAAAACCTGGTTGGGTTGAAGTTATTTCTGGAGAACCTTGTGCTCGTGAAGAAGATGATGAAGATGAAACTCCAAAATGTGTTTCTTCTGATAAAAGAGCAAGTATGACTAAAGCAGAAAGAATATCTGCACAGAGAAGAAAAAGTGCTGCCGATCCAAATCAATCAGAAAAATCTGGTGCATCAAAACCAACTTATGTTCCCACGGATAAACCAAAAATGAACGAAGAAACAGATAAAAAAGGTAAAGGTAGTGGAAAAAAAGATGCGTGTTATACAAAAGTAAAGTCAAGATATGATGTTTGGCCTTCTGCCTATGCCTCCGGGGCGCTTGTAAAATGTCGTAAGGTTGGTGCTGCAAATTGGGGAAATAAATCAGAGTCGATTGATTTAATTTCAAAGGATTCTTTGTCAGAAGCAATTGGAATGGTTAGATACTGCCCCAAATGCGAAAAAGATGAAACCAGAGATGAATGTAAATATGGACCAAAATATTGGGATATGTTTTCAACACCTTCTAGTCTTTCCACAAATCAAATGAAGTTTAGTATTGCTCAAGTTCATCCAGCAAATGAGTCCAAAGAATATAAACAGATAAAAGAGAATCATAAAGAGATTCAAAGTGGTAAGAAAAAGGATGATGAAGGATATATGGCAAGAAGTGAATTTGGCACGATTATGAAGGCAGTTTCTTTATTGAGAAAAAATATAAAAAAAGGAAATCAACAAATTCCTGCCTGGGTTCAATCAAAAATAACAAAGGCAACAGATTATATTGATACTGCCGCAGATTACCTTGATAGTGATGAAGAAGTATCTGAAGATGTTAATATTGAAGATGCAAATGGTAATACATTCCTCAGAATTATTGACATTATCAGACCAGATCGTTTAGTTAGGGAAACAATTAGTCCGACTATTCGTGGAGGAAAATCTACATGGAATTTCCCAGTTCTTCCTAAAGAAAATCCAGAAAATATTCCTATTAGGATCATAAAAGGTAAAGAACCACAATTACCTTTGGCAAAGGGAGAAGGTGGATCTCCATATGAACCATATAAGGCACCAAAAGAAGATCCAAAAAATCCGTATGTTCCCGCACCAGAAAGACCAAAACTTCAATTAGCACATTATGAGTTTGAAGGAAAAACTCTTTCTCAATTCATGATTGAGGCATCTGCCGCTTGGCAAAGAAAGGAAGGAAAAAATCCTGAAGGTGGGTTGAATGCAACAGGAGTGGCATCTTATAGGGCACAAAATCCAGGATCAAAATTACAAACAGCAGTTACTACTAAACCGTCAAAATTAAAACCAGGTTCAAAGGATGCAAAGCGTAGAAAATCATTCTGTGCTCGTATGGGTGGAATGCCTGGTCCAATGAAAGACGAAAAGGGACGCCCAACCAGAAAAGCACTTTCATTGAAAAAGTGGAATTGTTAGTATGGAAATTGAAGATATTATTTTAAAAGAAGGTGATGCATATCTATCTAATCCAAATTTAAAAAGAGCAAATACATCAATTCAATTTACAGAAGAACAAATTATTGAGTTCTTAAATTGTAAAGATGATCCTGTTTATTTTGCAAAGAAATACATTAAAATCGTCAATGTGGATGAAGGTCTTATTGGATTTAATATGTGGCCTTTTCAGGAAAAATTAGTTGATAATTTTCATAAGAACAGATTTAATATCTGTAAAATGCCGAGGCAAGTTGGGAAGACAACAACGGTAGTATCATACTTATTACACTATATTTTATTTAATGATAATGTTAATGTTGGGATTCTTGCAAATAAGGCAACAACATCAAGAGAAATATTAGGAAGATTGCAATTATCATACGAAAATCTTCCAAAATGGTTACAGCAAGGGGTTATAGTTTGGAATAGGGGATCTTTAGAACTAGAAAACGGATCAAAAATTATTGCAGCATCCACCTCTGCCTCTGCGGTTAGAGGTATGTCTTTTAATATTATTTTCTTAGACGAATTTGCATTCGTTCCAAATCATATTGCAGATGATTTCTTTGCATCAGTTTATCCTACAATTTCTTCTGGTAAAAAATCAAAAGTAATTATCGTATCCACACCAAAGGGTATGAATCACTTTTATCGTATGTGGCACGATGCAGAGAGACATAAGAGTGAATTTGTTGCCACAGAAGTTCATTGGTCAGAAGTTCCAGGAAGAGATGAGCAGTGGAAGGCAACAACAATTTCAAATACTAGTGAAGAACAATTCAGAGCAGAGCATCTTTGTGAATTTTTAGGTTCTGTAGGAACTTTAATTAATCCAAGCAAACTTAAAATATTAGTATATGATGATGCATTAAAAAGAAGTAAAGGACTTGATGTTTATGAAAATCCAAAAGAAGAACAAAATTATCTAATTACGGTTGATGTTGCTCGTGGAATTGGAAATGACTATTCAGCATTTGTTGTTTTTGACATCACAGACATTCCTTACAAAGTCGTTGCAAAATATAAAAATAATGAAATTAAACCTATGTTATTTCCGCAATTATTAATGAAGTTGCAAAGGCATATAATAATTCTTGGTTATTAATTGAAGTAAATGATATTGGTGATCAAGTTGCCAATATTCTCCACTTTGATTTAGAGTATGACAATATATTGATGTGTGCTATGAAAGGTCGTGCTGGGCAAGTTGTAGGATCTGGATTTAGTGGTAAAAAATCTCAACTTGGAGTTCGAACAACTTCATCTGTTAAAAAGTTAGGGTGTTCTAATTTAAAATTATTGATTGAAGATGATAAATTATTCATTACTGATTATGATATTATCAGTGAATTAACAACATTTGCACAAAAGCATAATTCCTTTGAGGCAGAAGAAGGGTGTAATGATGATTTGGTAATGTGTTTAGTCATTTTTTCTTGGTTAGTTGCTCAAGAATATTTTAAAGAAATGACTGATAATGATATTCGAAAAAGACTATATGAAGAGCACAAAAATCAAATCGAACAAGATATGTCTCCTTTTGGATTTATATCAGATGGTTTAGATGATTTTGAAGATTTTATTGAAGAAAAATCAGGAGACAGATGGTTGATTGCATCATCTAGAGAAAACGACAAACCAATCGAAGTTTGGAATGTTGATGAATATGGTGATGTATCAAGTGAATGGAACTACATGTCAAATTAACAATGAGAATTCAAAAGAGAAGATTTTTATAAATACTTTTATAATATTCTGGATAGTCGGAGAATCAAGATGCCGCTAAATTTAGCATCTCCTGGAATTGTAGTAAGGGAAGTTGATCTTACTCTAGGAAGAACTCAACCAGCTTCAGATAAAATTGGAGCAATTGTGGCACCTTTTGCGAAGGGACCGGTAGATTTACCAATTTTAATTCAAAATGAAAACGAATTATTAAATAATTTTGGAGAACCATATACTACAGATAAGCACTATGAGCACTGGTTGAGTGCATCATCGTATTTGGCATATGGAGGAGCACTTCGAGTTGTAAGAGCAAACGATAATGATTTAAGAAATGGATTCGTAGGAACAGCATCTAGTGTTAAAATTGATAGTTTAGATCATTATATTTCTTTGGGGTATGATAATAATACTCTTGATAATGTAACGGTTGCCGCAAAAAATCCAGGTTCTTGGTCTAATGGTATTAGTATTGCCATTATCGATTCGAAGGTTGATCAAATACTAAGTGGTATTAATACTCTTGCCGGTATTGGTACCGCTTTACAGGTTGGATATGGTGTGACCCAATCTGCTATTGGTAAAGTAGATATCGGTGCAGGAACAACTTCAGCACTTGATGGTTATATAAAGGGAATTATTACTGAAATTGGATCAAGTCAAATTGGAGTTAAAGTTTTAAGTCACGTTTCTGCAGCAGGAACAGAAACATTAAAAGACTATACATCATTTGGAGTCTATTCTTTCGAAACATCAGGGTCACTTGGTATTCATACAAATTCTCAAACAACTTCATATGGAAGCACAACATATACCTCAAGATTAGATTGGTTTGATCAACAAACTATTAAATTGACCGGTGTTGGTCAAACAACTGGAACAACTATTAATTGGAATAATGTTGCACAAAGACCTGGAACTTCTTCATATGCCTCTGCAAGAAATTCAAGATTTGATGAGGTTCATTTAGTTGTAATTGATTCTGAAGGAAAAATTACAGGAAATTCTGGATCAATTCTCGAAAAACATTTGGGTCTTTCGAAAGCATCTGATGCAGAATTTTCGGTTGGATCTTCTTCTTATTGGAGAAAGTATCTCGAAAATAATTCTGATTATATTTTTGGTCTCAATTCCCCAACTGGAATTGTAACTACAGGATACAGTTCTGGATTTACTTTAAGTAGCGATATTGCCTGGAATCAAAATGCCGAGGGTGTGATTTTTGCGGCATCAGGATCTTCGACAAATGCTTTATCAGGAGGTCTTGATTATAGTGGAATAGCAAATATTACCACAGCAGGATCTCTTACGGCAACTATTGCCAAACTATCTGACGGATATTCATTATTCGAAACCCCAGAAAATTATAAAGTAGATTTCTTGATTATGGGGTCTGCAGCATATTCACAATCATCTGCACAAGCACTGGCTCAAAAACTCATCTCTGTT